ACGTTCGGCGCCGGCGTCATACCGCAAGCCGGTTTGACGTAGACCGGCGCCAGCACTTCGAATGCCGGCGTTTCCTCTGACGATAGAAGTTTCACGGTTCGCCTGACTAAACGCATTCTCTTTGGCGCCCACCACGGAACCTGAGCCAACGTCGATCCCGGCGGCGAATGATCCAGCTTGCTGCTGTGCGAGTGTGCGTACCAGCCTTTCGCGTAAGTCGTTCGCCTCCTGCTCGCCGCGTAACGCCTCGGCTCTGACACGCAACCCCTCTTGTCCGGCCTGTACTTTGCTCGCCGCGCTCGCTTGGTTGCCAGCGGAGATAAACGACAACCCACTTAACGTCGCCGATGCAGCGCCCAATATCTCGGCGGTAGTTAAACCGGCAGCAGCACCAGAGGCTCCCGCAGTAGAGGTCGCAGAGCCAGCAGCGGCAGCGCCTCCTGCGGTTTCACCACCGGCAAATATTGCATAAACGTATTCCATCTAAGCGGCCACCTTTAACTCCATACCAAGCAGCGTCAGGCTGAGCGGTAAGGGCTGAGTAATATCAAGCTGTCCCAGGTCATCCCATCCGAGACGACCCTCAATAACCTTTCTGCCGGTGTACAATGCCGTCGCCGTATCGAACACCGGTCCGCCGAATTGACGAAATGACGGTAGCTTCCCATCGACAAGAAACTCTTGCGTCTGATAGAGGTTCAACATCAATTCGTTAATGCGTTTCTTTTTATTCATGGTCTGACCCTCCTGCAATTCCACGACCAGCGGCAGCGTTTTAATCTGCGGCGTGAACGCGAACCCGGCCTCTATTTGGCTGGTGTAGGAATACGCATCAAGCACACCGGCGCCGCCGGTTGCGGCAGTCTGCGGTATGCCGTCGGCCACAATCTTTACGGTCAGGCCATACGTTGGAATAGCGGAAGCCCCGCCACCGGCAGTCTTGTACACGGCGCAATCGGTATGCACGCTTCGATCTGCCACCTCAAGACAACGAACAGTCGTACCGCCGACAAGCACACGATCCACAATGACATACACATCTGACCGATCAACGCCCACGGCCTTGAACAGCCCTTGCGTAGTCATCAGCGACCACGCCGTGACTTCCTGTTCTCTGAGTGTGGTCAGCACCGCCATCGTGCCGTCGCCGTTCACGATCAGCAGAAAATCCGCCTCCTCGGTGGAGGTCGACTTTCGCAAATCCATGTCCACAGGGTTATTGATAAGATGCGATGACAACAACGATAGATTGCTCGCCACGTAGGATTGTTCGGTATCGACGAATAGGAACTCGCGCAACGCCTTACCTTCGCGCTGCATAAAGAGAACCGCGCCACTGACCTCCTGCGGTCGCAGTCCGGATTTAGCGCCACGGGAAGTAGCGAGCTTTACCGTGATCGTGCTCGGCGTAAGCGGTGAGTCTTGAAACTGCGGTATGTAGTATTCCGATACCGACGTGAAAATGGTTAGATGCCTGCCGCTATTCATGTTCCGTATTTCAGGAACATTATCGGCGTTGATCGTGACGTCCATCGCGTCATCGTCTAAGTTTTGACCTGGGTCGAAACTAAAAAACTGTCCGGCCCTGGAAAACCACAACGTAGACGGTCGGCTGGTAGAGCCGCCAAATACTAATCGTCCCTCGTGAAACACGGTGGTACGCGGCCAGCCACGGGTAGCCGACCACACATCCTCGTAACCTGTTTCCAGCGTCCACGCGCCGGACGCAATCGCGTTAGTGTCATAGAACGGGATGGATACCCGCGCCTTAACTACCGTGGTGCTGACGTATTGCGTGATCCTGGCCCGGCCGCCATTACCATCAATGATCTGATCGACATGCGCGGCCGTGAACGCCGCACCGCTGGCCGTTAGCGTGACATTTCCGGATACCGCCGACGGCGTTAACGTTAACGCCGGATTCGATTCAACCGGCGTAAAAGCGTGCTTCGGGATGTAATCGAATGCAATGTAATCCGCCTGCCATTGGTCATGCGCTCCCTGCCGGACAACTTTCAACGGTGGCGCGTCTGGATGAACGGCAATGATCGTGTCGAGACTCTGCACCCAATCGAACTGCGCGAGCTGCGCGTCGGTCGCCCTCGGTAAACGAATATCGGCTTGATAAACACCGCCACGGTAGACCCTTGCATTTCCATCCGTCACCGCCAAGATGTAATGCTGATCGTCAGAAAAATCGAACCCCACCAATCGGCAAGCGGAGAGCTGAAACACGCCAGCCGTCGAGGCGGGCGACCACACGTTCAGCTCGTCTATCGCCACAACTGCCGCGCCCAGGTTAGTAGCACCTATTCTAGCCAACCGCACATACCTGGCGCTGATCGTGTCTGGTGCGACACCGCGCCTGCGATGCGTGTCGGTAGTGCTGGCAGGTATAGCGGCGCCAAGGCTCGTCCATGCCGAAGCATCGGATGAATACTGGATATAAAATTCATTACTGACAGAACCGGCAGTCAGACGAAGCCCCACCACGTCTATATAGGCAATAGTTACCGGCGTGCCGAAATCATATTGAACGACGACATACGGGTTAATAACGCCTACCGCCGTTGTCGTTAAAACTTCTGTCTCCGTATTGTCGTCATTGGCATTTGCGGCATTGCCGGTGGCTGTGCCGGTCGAGCCATCATGGTAAACGGCATACAACGCGATATTCTTTGGATTCGCTTCTTCCGCCCAAGTTACGCCGCCATCTGTGGACACGACAATATAAGCATCGACGCCATCCGGCGCACCGACGGCAACAAATACACCGTCTCCAAACCAGACGGAGTTGAGCCCGAAATTCTTTGGGTTAGCGCGTTCCGTCCAGGTAATGCCATCCGGTGACGTCACGATGTACGCATCACCGCCATCAGCATCGCCGACTGCGACAAATACACCTGCCCCGCGCGTGATTGCCCGGAGAGTAATATTCTTTGGGTTAGCGCGTTCGGTGACTGTCACCGCATCCGGTGACGTTACAATATACGCATCGGTTCCATCTGCCTCACCGACCGCTGCCCACAGACCAGCGCCGTTAGCAACTCCGTAGAGCGCCTTGTTTTTTGGGTTTGCTATTTCATTAATTGTTATTCCATCTTCCGTAAAAACAGCATACGCATCCACGCCATCGGCGTCACCGACGGCCACCCACACACCACCGAAATAATGCACATCGTTTAACCCGATATTTTTCGGATTTGCGACTTCGGTTAATGTAATACCATCATAAAAAAGCGCGTACGCATCGGCTCCGTCAGCCGCACCAACGGCGGCAAACCCTGGCACGCCAGCAAGGCTTCCATACGCGATGCCACGCAACCCGATATTCTTCGGGTTTTCCAGTTCCGGCCATGTCGTTGAATCGTCTGTGTAGGTGATATAGGCGTCAGTGCCATCGGCATCGCCAACACCACCCCAATAGCCAACACCATTAATCAATCCATACGCCACCGCGCGGACAGCGATGTTCTTCGGCGTGGTACGCTCTACTTTTGTGGTGAACCCATCCGTGGACGTGAGGATATAAGCATCCGTGCCATCCGGCGCACCTGCCGCCGCCCATCGACCACCGCCTATCGCCCCCGCCCCGTTCGGCGCAGTAATGCCCGGTCCTGTTAGTCGCACTGGCCGGTAAGGAACTTGGCCTAGATAGCGCAGCCCAGGACGGCGTTGCGCCCCGCCTTGCGGCAGAACCAGAACATCCCGTAGCCTTTCGGCGCCATTGTAGTAATGCTTAATATCCGCCCGCCCATGCAATAAAGGGTCGATCTCGCCAGACGTGAAATTAGTAACAATCCGCCTGACCTTCACGAGAACCTCGCGTCGATCAGTGTAAAGTCCTCGATCTGCGGTGGCGGATTCAGTTGCGAATTAGTAAATGACGCCACGGCGAACATGCCGCCGCGTCCATTGTCTGACGGCACGCCATACGCGGCCTCGTGCATCATCTGTGCGGTGCTGGTTTCGTCCGTGACCGGCTTGGCGATGGCAGCGGCTACCGCCAGCACCAGCAATTCGACGAACCACTCCGGCATTTTGCTTTCGGCCACACGAAATCGGTAGTCGATGTAAATTATCAGATGATCGGTATAGAGTTTGTCCTCGAATATCTCCCAATCCTGAACCGCGCGCGCGCCGGTTGATGCGGTATTGAACACCGCGAACGGCCCTGCGATCATGTTCGGAGGGAGTTGGTATGCGTACAGCCACTCGTTGATCGGTGTTCCCGTAGTCCTGCCGAGCTGAACTTTAGCCGTCGCAAATCGCCACGGATGCCGTGCTAGGAGGGAGTCACGCAGCCCTGAGTAAACGGTCTTGCAGATCGTGGCCTTATCGGTAGCGTCGTCAAGCGACGAAATAGTCCCTGACCCAATCCGGATCAAGGCACGGTTGCAGACTTCGGTATCCGAACTCGCCATGTAAGCCCTATAAAAAACCGGGGGCCGTGAAGCCCCCGGAGAACACTACCCGAAGGACACCTGTACTTAGCCCGCTCCGCCCAAGGCTTTAACGACCTTGTTCAGAACGGTTTGGATTTCCTTCAACTGCTCGTTGGTGCCGCTCACGATGGTGGCAACTGCCGTGGCAATGGCGGTATCGACCTGCGCGGCCGTCGGAGTCGAGCCGCCGGCACAAGCGCCAGCAGCCGCCGCGATGTCCACCAGCGAACCGTTCGCCGTCCCCGTCAGGGTGCCAGTCAGCGCCGCCACCGCATATGCCGCGTTCAACGTGACCACGCCCGCCGACTTGGTGAGTCGGTAGACCTTGGCGCCGTCAGACATTTCCGCAAACAGCCGGTCGCCGTTCGTGAAAAGCGTATGCACCGAATTGAAATAATTCGCCGTTTCGACCGTGGCGATAGCGTCGGTGGTAACGTAAGTGTGTAGCTTGATCCCGCCCTTGGAACCGGAAGCGCCGATGTCAAGCCCTGTAGTTGAGAATGCCATGATGGGCCTCCTTAGGTTTCGTCCGTGGTGATCTCAACGATCCCCAGGGCGTCAATGCCAACCGCTCCGGCCTTAAAGATGCCGTTGCAAAGCCAGCTGGTTTTGTGCGGGATGTAATTGACCTCGGTTCGGAAGTCCACGCCGATAGCCATACCCACCGCGCCCTTGTGATAAGCGTAGTTTGTACGAACGTCGCCGCCGGCAGACGGAAGCCCGCCCTCGTCGCGTGACTCCATTACCATCACCTCAAAGCCTACCCAATGGCTAATCTCGCCATCGAATAAAGCCTTGATGACATTCTTGTCGATGGTGTTGGCGTCCGTGTCACCGAGCAGCGCCTCAAGGCCGGAGGCTGAAATGACCAGAGTACGGTCACCCTTGCCTTTCGGCACGCCTTGATCGTCGAGCAGTTTCTTTGCTCTACGGACCTTGGCGGTGTTGAGGTTTGAGTCAGTGCCGCCGACCGAAGCCGCCACCGTCAATGTGGTGGAAGCCGCGTCGAGCGCCGAGAGGATGATTTGATCTTCGCGCCGACCAATGGCCGATGCGATTACAGCCGCCAACTCGCGGCGTTCGTCAAAATTGACGGCGGCCTGGTCGAAGATGTCGGTGTATTCCGCCGCGTTCCAGTCCTCAAGCGTCGCGGTGGCGTTAGTGTGCGCGATATTCATGGGCACAACATCGGTCTGCGGCACGCGCAACGTGGCCTGACCTTTACCCATCTTTGGAAAACGGTGTGTGCTGCCAACAATACTCGGACGCAAACGCACGGTTTTACGCAGCATGCCAGTTCCCTGGTATGCCTGCTTAACCTCAGCGTCGAATACGGCGATGGCAGCCGAAGAAAGAGTCTTCGACATTTGGATATCTCCACAGCAAAAGTAACTTCATGCCGTAGTCGATAGGCCGTCTGTCGAAGCGTCCTCCATTGCGGAGGATAGGCTGCAAACTGGCGTCGCTACTTGCCGAGAACCGCTCGGCCCCTCGGGAGAACTTTCTCTCCGTCAGCCCCGTCGTAACATCACGATAGGGAGCGACAACTAAATTACATTTTCAGAATACACTTTCCATTCACGGTGTCAAGCCGCGCGCGGGCGCACGCCGATACCGCGTTCCGACGTTCCCGCCGGTTCGTTACCGAACACCGCAACAAATTCTGCATCCACCTTTTTGCGAAACGTCTCATCGCTCGCGTAACGCGGATCCCCAACCTTAGCATACAGTTCGTCCTTGCTTGGCAGCCCGGACGTATCAACGGCATCGACCGGGATAGGTTTCTCGCCCATGTGCTCGCGGAGTTTATTCAGCGCCTTCAACCCGGCGGCGGTCGATCCCATGATAACGATCTCGTCAAATTCATCCTTCGACCACAGCCCGTTATCGACAAACTGATTGCCCCAACCCAACACGGCAGCGGCAATGGCGTCGGCGTTCGGGCCGAGTTTCTTTTTCTCCGCCTCAATGTCGATCTTGGTTTCCGCCGGTACGTGTTCCTTCATGCCGTCAAGGAAACCGCCAAGAATGGCGGCGTACTGTTCCTGACTCAGTCCTGCCGCGTGCGCGACGTTGCGGAATACGTTTAGTGCCGGGTCTTTAGCATCGAGCTTAATCGGTGAATCAGCGGGCGCGTCGTACTTGTAATCCTCAACCTTCTCAGGCGCCTTGGTGTGCGCCTTCTTGGCGAGTTCCAGTTCCTTGCGCGTGTCCTTCCATGCCTTCGACAGCGCGTCGGCACGAACAGCGCCGGTCTTGGCGTCCCAAAACTGTTCGGGAATATCATCAGGGCGTGTAACGACTTGCTTGTTTGGATCAGCGGCAGCGGCTTTCTCAGCGGCGGCCTTAGCAGCGGCATCGCCTAACAGGCCGTCGGCAGACGTATCGCCTGCTTTGTCGGCATCAACATCACCGGCGCCAGCTGCGGCGTCGCCGGCCTCCTCACGCAATACATCGAATAGCTTGAACATTTATGCCTCCTTCGGTGGGCCTTCTTGAGCGATACGGATACAGTTTTCAATGTGGCGGATAATCGAGTTTTGGCCTTCACGCGCAAAGCCGGTAGCAATACCGTTCAACAGTCCAAGGCCATCCGACCACGTAGGCGCGTGTATCGTCTGCTCGCGTAGCTTCTGCAAGCATGACTGGCCTTCCGGTGACATGAACGGACGTGCGACCAGTAGCGCCCCATCATAGCGGCGTTGCGCGGCATCCTTGACCGGCGACTCGTCCGGTTTCATGCCCTCCCATCCGGCCTCGGAATACGCGAGAACCGGAATCTCTGGATTACCCACGATTAAGCAGGATCAACCGGCGGCCAAGGCGACTCGTTCAGTCTATTGATCAAGCGTTCCAGCGCGTGAATCAATAACTGCTTACTGGTGAACTTTGCCGCATCGACATGCAGCGTGAGTCCGGTTGTGCTGGTTCCGCCGTCGGCAAACGCGATAGTGTCGCGTTCCTTTCCGGCGTCAGCGGTTACAGTAAATTTAGCCATACATTACCTCTGTGGTTATGCCGCTATATCAAGGCCCGCGGCTTGGCCTGCCAGACTTTGGGTAGACGCATCCGGCGCTTGTTGCTGCTGTTGCACCTTCGCGGCCATCTTTTGCAATGCTGATTTCTCTTCGGCGGTACGCATGAGTTCGGCGGGAACGCCGAGCTTGTCACCGATCCACGTCCCGACTTCTTCAACCCTGGCGGTGAGTGCGGCGACCTCCGGCCCGAATGAGCCGAGAATAGTCATCCACTGGACAACGGTTTGAACATCATCAAGGTTTTGTTGCTGTGCCATCGGTGAGATGACTTGCACTTGAATTGCCATGCCGTCGACCTTAATCGGCTTAATCAAGCCGCGCCTGACCATGATGCTTAATGTCCGTTGCACAACCGGCACGATCAACTCACGGTACAGCCTGCCGAATGGTGAACCCACATCTTGTGACAGTTCCTTCACGCGCTCGATGATCTCGGTCGGTGAACGTACCGCGCCGGATTCAGGCGGCAGGCGGTTATCCAGCAGCATTTCCTTGATGTGCATCGTCAGCTTTTCATGTTCGAGAGACGCCAGATCGAACGAGCCGGTACGCTCGAGCGACTGCAACGAGGGGCCACGTGTGCCGCCGTTACTGGCGACCGGGATCACCACCCCGGGCCGAATCACGACATTGTTCGGGTTTAGTACGCCATCGTCCACGCCGGTATAAACACCGCTGATATGGAGGCTGGCGTTTTTGAGAACCAGTTCCACCAGTTTGTTGAGCGTTTTAATGTCCGGCAGAGCCGATACCAGCGGGCCGCGACCGTACACTTCGCCGGCGACCTTAATCCAGCGCGGCGTGATCCAGGGGTTAACGTCGTACTTGCGGGACAGCAGCCGTTCTTTCTGCTTCTGCCATATCACGTCGTAGTACCAAATATCTTTTGAGAGATACGTAGCCTCGATCAAGTCCACCTCCAGATCGGGACTGTCCTTCATGGCCTGCTCGATCTCGGCTGGTATCTTGATCTCCGGCCACTGGCCTTTCAGGTTACGCGCATGGACTTTGTGTTCGCGGTAAATCGCGCCGACCGCGCCCCACGGGCCTTCTTCGAGCATGAGTTGAGCGATGGGAACCGGCGTATAAACAACCGGATGCGTTTCGTCCGGGCCTTCGAGTACGAGCATCCCGCCCGTACCCACGGCCAGATCGAGTAATACTTCATTAGCTGAGACATCAAAATTACTTGACGCGATGACGGCAAAGAAGCCTTCCGTCACGTCATCGAGTAAAGCGTTCGCCTGCTCGTGGTTGGCCTTCGGCATGCCAGGACCGGCTTTGAGTTTCATCCATTTAGTGAACGGCGGGAGTAACGAGGACTGAATGCGGTTGGCGAATGAGATCGTGGAACTGATAGCGGTCGAGTCGAAAACTTTGTTGACCTTTTTTGCACCCTGCGTCTGAGTGTTGAATAAATTGCGGTTAGGCAATGCGTACTCGTAACACTCCTGCATGAGTGTGTGCCACTGGCCCTTGATGGACTTAGCCTTCTCGAACCGCTTAATCAGTATGTCTACTTCGACTTGCATGTCAGCCCCCGAGCGTGGCTTTCGGCCCGTCACTGACACCGACTTCGGACCCGTACAGCAGCAGGCTCCGCCCGGAACCGCGTGCCTTCAGTGTCGCGCGTCGCGCTCGCTCAGCGTCGCCGATCTCGATCTTGCGTTCCTGCGCTTCTTTCTCTTGCTTCACCAGCAGTTCAGACTGCTGGTTTTGAAACGCTTGTTGTTTGCCCGTTGGCCCCGACTTGAACAGACTCGCCATCTTCTATCACCTCTGCACCGCGACGGATGCACTCTCGAAATAATTGTTTCGGCGTGAGAATAAACGGCTCACGCATCCCGACCACCTGCTTGACCGCGCTTGTGCAGGTCATCATGCCGCGCCAAATAAAACGCATCGGCATATCGTGAATATATTTAATTACACTAAATCCGGCGCGCACACAAGCACACGCGCAGTCCTCGGCATCGAACGCCGTCCAGTCAACGAACAGTCCGTGCCCTAGCGGATTGATGATGACCGCGCCGTTCTCGACTTGTTGAATCACGAACGCATGCCGAAATCCAGGCGACGTAGCGATACGCACGAACCCAGGAACGACACGCGGCCCAAGCCAATCGGCAAACACGATGTATGATGTCTGCGGCCCGCGCTCTACCATCTGCGCCTGCCAAATAACCTCAGCCATTAAGCTGTAACCTCTTTACCGCATCGACCATTCCCGCGTCTACTTTGTCCATCGCGTCATTCATCACGACGTAGAACTCGTGCCATGTTTTTACCACGCGCTTCTGTTCCTCACGCGTGAGGGCGTTGAACTCAACACCTAACAGCAACCCGGACGGGATCACCGGCATGCCGTTGACCGTGTTGAACTGCGTGCGGATGAGTCGCCTTCCGGTGTTATCCCACCAATCAGACGCGAGACTGACGGCCTCACTGGCCTTCATGCCGCTGCTCAATCGGTCTTCGATGAATAGCTCAGGCATTTATTGGACACAATCGTAGTAGAGCTTATCGAATCCCGTGTCTTTAACCAGGCTTGCACGGCGTCCGTATCGTTGGCAGTAGCGGTCAGCCAGTCGAAACGCCTCAACTTCATTGTGTCTGGTCACATCGCCGATCAACACTTGCCGGTCAGACCCGGCCATAATCTTCGGATTGATACAGCCGGCAAGAATAAACAACGGAATGATAATTAGTAGTTTCATGGTCACCCCTCAGGCATCGAATGGACTGAAATCTAATCGCATCACAGCGGCTTCCGGGCACTTAGTCGGACGGCTGGACACAGCCAGGTAACGCCACGCATCGGCGCCATGACTCGCCCAATCGTGTACCGGTGTCGGCTTGAACTCGTCCATGCGTTCGTTGAAATCCCACCGATAGTTACTTAATGCATCCAGGCCCGGCGCACAGCGTTCAGCATCGAACCAGCAGCGCGGGAATAGCATGCGGGCCGCGTGTATGCCGTCCTCGACCGGGATGTTAGGCGCGACCAGAAAATTAATACCAAGCGACCGCGCCGTCTCGAGCCGTGACCGGCCAGATCCTAATTCCCTGACCTGTATGTCGTGCGGCGCGTAGTGCTGGCCGTAGCTGTACCGGCGCTGATTCAGAACATTGGCATAGTGCGGCAAGCCCTCACCACTTGCCTCGTAGTAATCAATCAGCCGGACTTCCATTGCGTTTTTTTGCTCGAACCATATCGCCGTCGCATCGCCCACGCCTAAATCCCAATAGGTGTTGACCGGCAGGACAGGATCGTAGGGAACCGTACCGATGCGGCCATTGTCCCTCGCTTGGCGCAACTCGTTGACGTAGATAGCGCCGGTAACAGTCTGTCTGCACTTACCGTCCCATATATTCTCGTATTCATCCGGCGGCAACGTGGCCTTGGCGTGCAGACGTTCACGTTCCAACACCTGCGGAAACCACGGATTATCGGTGTAATTAACCTGCACGACAACCGCGCCCTCCGGCGGGTGCACAACAAAACGTTGATACGTGTCATCGTTGATATGGTCGGGATTAAAACTCACCCATATCTCAGACCCCTCAGCGCGGATAGTCGGGATCAAGATAGACCACGAGCGTTTACTGACCGTCTGCGCTTCTTCGACCCATGCAATATCGACCCCCTCGAATGACTTGATGGATTCAACCGTGTGCGTGCTTAAACCAGTAAATGAGAATGTCGTGCCGCTTTTGCCACGTATCTCAGATTCAGTCACGGAATAGAACCAGCCGAGGCCAATGGCCTGTATCTGGTCAGCAAGCAGGGTATGGACGGATTGCTTGATAGACTTCTGTACTTCTCGAGCGCAGAGGACTCGCATTGTCTTACGTGAGCCTTGAACCAATAGCGCCCTGGCGAATGACCAGGACTTAGCCGAGCCACGGCCGCCATGCGCGACTTTGTAACGGGCAGGGTGGAATAGAAAACGGAGTTTCTTCGGGAATTTGACTTCGGGCGCGGCGCCCATCAGACAAACGAGACTTTCATCAGTAACGCGCCATCTTCACCGGCGCCCTCAACCCGTGTGGTTTGCAGTCTCGGGTGAATGTACGGCGCGGCGGCTCGAGCCATTTCATCGCGGCGCTCGGTATCGGCATTTTTGTCGCGCATGACGTTCAGCATGTACTCAAGCGGTGAGACGCCCGATTGAATGGCCCCCTCGGCTATCTCGCGGGTGCGTTTGTTCGTGGCTCCGCGCATACGGCCACCGCGACGTTCTCCAGGTGCTGCGCCTCTAGGCATTACTAATGTGTAACCCTACTCACCGACCGCCTGCGCCATATCCGCGGCCTTGAACGATCCACCGACGCGCGGCGGTCCTGACTTGTACGGGTCGCGGGCATAGGCCTCGCGGATAATTCGCTCAATTGTGCGCTGCATTGTCTCGGCCATCATCTGAGACTGACGTTGTAGCCATTCAGCGTGTCGCGGCTGCAATGTTACAATGAACGTGTTTGCGTCCGGCTTCTCCGGTTTGCTAATCGGCTGCTCGTGTTCCGGTTTAATCTTGCTGTGTTTCTTTGGCATGTCTACCTCCTACGGTAATAGTTTACGCATTGTGAATAAAATTGAAAGCACTAATCCTGACAAGATCAGCGCCAGCCCACCGAGAACAGGTAAATTATAATTGACAAGCACATACGATACGCCAGCCATCACGGCCACCACAAACGCAATTACGATTAAACCGTCCTTCATATATCAAACGTACTCACCGATAAATGGCGGCAGTTATTACACAGCCGATGGTGTGCGCCTTGTGAATAGAAAAACTTGTGACAGTTATCGTAATTCATGCAACGCCTGTAGACAGTCTTTGGCTTCACCGTCGACATCCCATCATGCTTGGAGTGATATTTCTTGAGCCCACCGTTGACTCTAATCCTGCTGACAATGGCCGCCTTGGTGTGGCCGGTAAGCACTTCCGATATTTGCGCGATAGTTTTGCCTTGAGCGCGTAACTCCTCGATCTGCTTATCCTCGATGGTTGTCCATGTGGTCATGTCATGCCCTGAATAAATGTAACGGCATCATTTACCGACCGCAATATCACGATCTCACCTCTCCATGTGTCGTGGAATAACTGCTCGTCCTCGGTTAGTCGCTGGCGGCTTGGCGATAACTCTCCGTTTTTGATCTCGACCAGCGTAGTAACACCGCCACTGCCCGCCCGCCCGCCATAGGCGACAATTAAATCCGGCGCGCCCTTTCCTAGATCGTGCGTATGTAACACGCTGGCGCCGAGCTGCCGTAGAACCTGGACAATAGCGGCTTGATTCTGATCAACCCGTTTTGGCATACCTACTCCCACGATTCAACGTAAAATTTGCCGAACAGGCCGCGAAATGTGCCAAGCCCAAGCGCCCGCCCGCCGTCTTCGAACAGGTTCAAAATTTCCTGTTCCTGAATCTCCTTGTTCGGGTATATCTTCAATGTAAACGCTACTTTCCACTCCAGCGGCACGACTGGGCGTACTTTCGGATTGGGGATACCCTTATCCAGTCGCGCAACACTCCGGTGGATCCACGTGCCGCTCACTGGGTCGTTGTCTTTGTCGAATTTTCCGAATTTGATTGGCTTTCCGTTGCGCAAAAGCGGCGCAAAGTCCTCGCCGATCTCCACAAACGATAGACATGCGTTAGCGATATCTTTGTACTTTCGCTTGTCGCGTAGCCGTTTCGGTGCAGAATTGGTGTTGTGGGCCGACAA